AGTAGGTCTTTATCTATACTTGCTATAACAGTTTCGTCTGTTTGATTAAGTGCAAGGGCATCGTCAGCTTCCATGCCTTCGATAACCTCTGCCTTAAAGTGCTTGACCATATAATCCCTTATGGCTTGGTAGTGAATAGGTTTAGCTGTACCTTTACGATTAGCTTTGTACTCACTATCAACTTTTAGTCTAAAGTTATTTTTTCCTGTTAGGAATAACCTATAACTATCAGCACCAGTATCTTTAATCATGCCATTGATAAACCTCTTGGTACTGTGTAAAGCATAGGGCAAAGGCTCTGGTACAATGTTTCCATCATCATCCTTCCTCTGTGTTGCAAACCCTATACGATACACAATAACATCACCATCAATTAGCAGTTCCATTAGAATGGAATATCGTCTTCTACACCAGCAAGTTCTTCTAACGACTCTGGCGCGTCAATTCGTCTTCCATGAGTCCATAGTGGTAATCCAAACATATTAGCTTGTGCTGGGTTTTCCATATCATCTGCATCGCCAGTACAGCCATCAGTAATAAGTCCAGCTTCTACACCGTCCTTATACTTGGCAGGTATAGGTGTTAGGTAGTCGATATTGTCGTATGTGCGATGAGAATTAGCACCCTTTCCTTTGTTATGAACAATCACTACGTTACAAGGCTCATTAAGCACACTATCCCAGTCTGCCACTACTCCCTCTACTGCTGCTTGGTCAAACACCTTGAAGTATTTCAACTCGTTACCGCGCTCAGTCAACTGATGGAACACGTTAAAAGCCTCTGTCCATAACAATCTAGGTTTTTCTTTACCATCAATCTCCACAGTCTGTCCTATAATCTCAATACCTAAAGCCAGTTGCTGTGCTGGTGGTCTCTCCTCCTCTTTGTTGTAATCACGCTTCTGCATACCTAAGTCTGCTACATATCGTAGTCTACCCTCATGCTCACCTGCTTCTAGGTTTACATATTCTAAATCACTACGCTCAGTTGTTTGTTGTTCGCCACGTCTTTTAATAGCCATTTGTTATTTTGTCCTCTATTGTTGGAATAACAGTTGTAATTGTCTCATACTTTTTTGTATTTGTCAATGTATTTCTGCATAAGTTTTACCAAAATCTACATCTACATCTAACCTCCTCTTAAGTTTTAATGTATCGTTTACTTTCCCTACACAGGTTTTTAGGTACTTAATGACTTCTTTTCTATACCCTAAAGGTGAATCAATAATAACCTCATCGTGAAACTGTGCTAACAACTTCACATCCTTTTTCAATATCTCCTTTACCCACATATCAAAACAGTAAGTGCCAGTACCTTGGTTAAGTGTACTAAATATATCCTTCTTGCTTCGTAGTTCATAGTATAAACTACTGACTGGGTTATGCAACCATAGCTTACCATTTACATTTTTAGTAGTCTGTTCATCTGCTATAGCCTTTAGACTCCAATTCCTATCCCAATATGCTTTGTGTAATGCTTCTCCCTCTTTAAGCGTAGCCTCTGCCCCCCTAGCAATAGTCTGTGCTCCTGCACCATACGTACTAGCATAGTTAGTAGTCTTACCCTTGTGTCTTTGTGCTGTCAGCATAGCTTCATCAAACTTACTAAAGTCTTTAGCTTTGTAAGCATCAGCCTGTTCTTGTGTTAAGAACTTAGCCTCTACTGCAATGTCCAAATGCGGGTCAAACCCCTCTTTGTTCATCTCCTCTACATAGTCAGGGTCTATAGGCATCATGTAATGTTGCTTTGTCCTGTCCTCTAAACTACTCATATCACTACCACATAACTCCCTGCCTTCTCTTATAGTTAGTAAGCTACGTATCTCACTACCATACGGCATACGTGGGCTAGGAATGTTTACACATACTGCGTGCTTGAACCTAAGCGTGTTAGTCAAACCTTGTATAGCAGCTATAACATAGCCTTCCTCATCACAGTTCTTAATTAACCCAGATACTAATGCTACCCGATGTCCTAACACCCCAAGCTCTTCTAGGTTCTTTAGCTCTGGGTTCTTGTCTACCATTCTAATAACGCTAGGACATAACATATCTCCCTTCTTTATCTGTGGTATCTTACGTTGCTTCTGTTTACCCTGTAAATCATAACCATCTTCCACATACTTGTATGTCTGTGGCTTCCAACCTAGACTAAATAACCAATCTTTAATCTGCACTGGTGAAGTAGCCTTTGGTTCTTTAAAACCATTAGGTATTTTGTGTTTAGCATAGCTATTAAAGTTAATATCATGCTCTGCACACACCTTAGACCACCTCTTACCCGCTTCTGATAGTGTACCATCCTGTTTAAAGGGCTTCTGTGGGCGTGTAACGGTCTTAAATACCTGTACTGGTGGCATAGTAGCTTCAAGGGATTTAACAGCCTTAGATTGCTTCTCAGTAAGTTCTACTAATAAGCTGTTAGCTTTATCCACATCTAACTTCCACTTGTTCTGCTCTTGTAACATAGCACAGTGCATCTTAAAACTAAGGTAGTCTATTAGACTGCTGTAATCCTCTCCGTAAAGTGCAACTAGGTGCTGCTCTTGTAGCTGCCATAGTCTAGTGTTAATCTTCACATCTTCACTACATCTGTGTACGTACTCCTCTTCTGTCAAGTTATCCCAATCATCTATAACTGGTTTAGGTATTCCAAAGTCCTCGCCCCAGTCTGCTAACCCATGCTTGTTACGTTCAGCAAACAGATACCAACTTAATGTTAGTGTGTCGATTAGCTTAGCTTTAATCTTAATGCCTAATAACTTCTCTAGCACTGGTACATCATACCGAATAATGTTATGCCCGATAAGTACATCATCTTCTGTTAGATTAACAAAGAAGTCTTTTTGTACCTGCTTACCATTAGCCACCATACAATGTATCTTGTCTGGGTTTAAGCCATTTGCTTCAATGTCAAATACGTAATTCATTACAAAACCTTTATGCTTGTGCCAACTATCAAGTCTACCTTTATAAGATAGGCTTTTTTGCTATGCCTATCACCCTTACCTACGAATGAAACTAACCTAAGTTTATTATCTTTGATAACTTTGTGCAACCTTTCTGGTGTGGTCACTATTATCTTATCACCTGTGTGGAACACCCACCTATAGGCTTTAGTTGTGGATAGGGCAGAAGGCTTACCGTTAAACTCTACTTCTACTACGATGTTCCCAGTCTCTTGGGATTTAATGTCATACTTAACCTCGACACCCTGCTTTATGCTGGGTATATATAAGTCCCAGTCTTTGCAGTATCCCTCCACCTTGTAAGCATCTGGATACTTGTTTTTTATAATATCAAGTACCTCCAACTCTATCGCTTCTCCCTTCTTTAAGTCTCGTTGAAAACTCATAGCTCTTACGTGCCCTATATACCCAAACATCATACTTCTAAATACGTGATTGTCTTCTCATCGAAGTACACATCACAACTATAACTCTGTCCAAAATCTCTATCAAACAACATATAAAACTCGCTAATATTATGCTTCTCTTCAGGACAATCAGGACTTCTATCCCTGCTTATACCATGTCCATAGTGTGCCCACTTCTCCATAGCCCTACTGCCTGTGAACTCATGACTTAATACCCTACCACCCTGCTCATGTGAGCGTGAGCCTTTAGGTTTAGGATTGACGTGACTGTAACAAAAGATAGTAATTGGATATTTCATTACTAAGTCTGCCATGTCTGTCATTATCTCGTTTAGTTTGTCGTTCGCCTCGCTTGCTGTAAACATACTAACCAATGCAGTAAGTGGGTCTAGGATAAAGATGTTGATGCCATCTAGCAAGTGCATCTCTTCCATAGCTATTCTTATATCTTGCCAATCACGGCTTGCACTTCTATCATAGAACCTCACCTTACCTTGCATTGATAGTAACGTATGCTTTAGCATTTCAGGGTCATAGCTAACATCAGGTCTTGAATAGTCTATCCTGTCATGCTTCCCTGCTAACTTCTTAGCTGTCTTAGCTGGTGCGTTCTCAAGGTCAAACATACCTACGTTCTGACTCTCACTATAAACCAGATGTTCTACTAACTGGTGCTGGTGGTCTGTCTTACCAATCTTAGGTGCTGCTCCTACTATATGGATGGTGTTAGGTCTGATACCGAAACAAGCTCTTGTTACTGTGTCCCAAGGAAAGCTAATACCCATCTTAGGCTTCTCTAATGCCTTGTCGATAAAGTCTTCAATGTCTAAGACTTCACCCTGTCTGATAGGCTTACTGTCCCATACTGCTGCCTGATATAGTTCTTTGCCCCTGTCGGCTAACAGCATGTCATTAGCATCTTTTAGTGGTAGATTTGCGACCTTAAACAGTGGAAAGGATTTAATAATATCCTTCGTTGCTTTGTTCCCTGCTTCATCGTTATCTAATACTAAGATTACTTCGTTGTACTTCTCTACAAAGTCCCTATTATTAACCATATCCTTTAGTGCAGATGATGCGCCACGTGTAAGTGATACCACAGAAGGCAGGTATTGTTTGTACTTGCTGGGCGTATTGTCAATGATGGTCTGGTATAACGCCATAGCATCACATCTGCCCTCAGTTATGAACAGCTTATTGCTGCCGTTCTTACTAGCTAGGCTCTTGCCCCATAAATCAACAGCACCTTTCCTGTCACCTAACGCTTTAAAGTCCTTTGTTGCTACATCTCTGACCTCGTAGCCTGTAACCTCTCCATTCTTAGTGTCTGGATAGTAGTGGTGTGTGATTGTCTTGCCGTCTGACTCACTCAATGCCACCCTAACATTATAAAGCTCTGCTATATCTTGCCTTATACCTCTATCCGATAGTTCACGAAAGGGAAGTTTATCAAAATCTATACTCATCTTCTCAACCTTTTGTTTATTAGGTTTTATTCTAGTTACATTGTTATTAGGTGGGAAGTAAGTCTGACAAGCAAAACAGTAACTATCATCAGGCTGATTGTCGTAGGTATATACTTGATTGCCATCTCCACTTCCACAGTCTGGACAAGGGATTTTGTGGCTCAGTTGTCCCCTCTCTCTTTGTTCTAAGTTATTCATAATAATTAATTAATTCCTAATAATAAATATAAATAAGAAAATTTATTTTATACTATTTTAACGCTTCTGTCAAATTTATTTCTTCGGGCTCTACTTCTTCCCAGTAGAATTGGTTGAGGTGGTTGTCTTGTTCATAAACTGGTACTTCTAATTCGTCTAGTTCTATACTCATTTTATTCCCCTTGTTTATTTGTCTTTTACTACTTTATAAACTTTCTTAATACGATGTCTCCTACCTTCCGTCCAGTCCATGACAACGCCGTCTCTTATAGTTAATACATGTCCGCTTACATAAGCGATAAAAGTTCCTTTTTTAGGCAGCTTGCTAGTAATAGTTGAGACTGTACCCCAGCGCGTGAATAAGTCACCTTGCTTAATAAGCTTGTACCCAAGCTCTTTGAACACATATTCATCTATTAGTTCAAACACTACACCTTTGCCCGTTTCCCTACCGAAAGACTTTAGAAGGTTAAAAGCCTTACCATAAGGTACACCAGCCGCTATTGCCGTAGTCACAACAGTGCAATTATTACTGTCATTGTAATACTTGTGTCCTATCTCGTACACCTTTCTAGCGTCATCATATTGTTTCATAATGTTGAACTCCCACTGTTAACAGTAAACTTTTGCGGTCTGTTCTCAAGATACCATATTTCATCAAACAGTTCACCTTTGATTGTTTGCAACTGCATGACTGACATTGTATCGACTATGTACTCATAGCCTGACGCTTCACGGTCTAACACGTACAGCGCCCTGTCTATCTGCTCAATTATACGTAGCTTCTTAGCTGTTACTTTATCCGCTGTGATTGTCATTTTATTTACCCTCTTCATAGTTTCTTATTTGTCTAGCTAGTTTAAGAATAGCTTGATTCATATTATAACACGCTTGGTCGTCGTCGTGTGTGTGCCTGTCTTTATGCTGCAAGAACAACAGGCGGCGTTCAATCTCTTTCTTTTCTTCTCTAATCTGTTCTAATGTTTTCATTGTATACTCTCTCTT